GGTGCACAAGATAAAGTGATTCAAGGAGATAAGGCAGCAGGATCATATGATAAAATTATGATAACTGATTTTTGCATGTCTCTTTCACGTAAAAAAGAAGATAAAGTTAATAACACAGGTAGATTTCACTTAATGAAAAATAGATATGGAATGGATGGTATAACTTTTGGTATCGAAGCAGATACTTCAACCGGCCATTTTGTAGTAAAAAGTGAATATTTTGAAGGGAATGAAGAAGAAACTATGACTCCAAGTACCCGTTCTAATAAGTTTGATACTGACGTTGATTCTTTTGATAAACAGTTGCTTCGTAAAAAGTTTTTCGAATTAGAAAAATAATAATTAAAACATTAAAAAATTAAAAATGGCAAAAACATCATTATTGCAGGAAAGAGTGGTTTATAAACCCTTTGAGTACCCAGAAGCTCATGACTACTGGATGAAACAACAACAAGCACATTGGTTACATACAGAAGTACCAATGATGTCTGATGTTAATGATTGGAAACAAAATCTATCAAAAACAGAAAAAAACATAATTGGATCTATACTTAAAGGATTTGCACAAACTGAAACTGTAGTAAATGATTATTGGTCAACATTAGTAACCTCTTGGTTTAGAAAACCTGAAGTAATTAAAATGGCGGTTACATTTGGGGCATTTGAAACTATTCATGCTGAAGCTTATTCTTTATTAAATGAAGAATTAGGGTTAGATGATTTTAGTGAGTTTTTAGAAGATGAAGCTACAATGGCTAAAATTGAGGCATTAACTGAAGTAAGAGATTCTCATGATGGTACTCCTAATTGGCATGAAAGAGCTAAATCATTAGCTATATTTTCAGCATTTACAGAGGGAGTAAATTTATTTTCTTCATTTGCTGTTTTACTTTCATTTAAATTAGATAACAAATTAAAAGGAGTAGGACAAATAGTAGAGTGGAGTATTAGAGATGAATCATTACATTCTGAAGCCGGATGTTGGTTATTTAGAACACTATTAAAAGAACACCCTGAATTTGATACCCCAGAATTAAGAGCTGATATTGAAGAAGCAGCTAAATTATCTTTAAAATTAGAATTAGATTTTATTGATACTGTTTATGAAATGGGTGATTTAAAAGGATGTCCAAAATATGATTTAGTATCTTTTATTAAACATAGAGTAAATACTAAAATGGGTGATTTAGGATATGGACCAATTGTAAATGGTATAGATAAAGAGGCAGTACAAAGAATGAAATGGTTTGATAGTTTATCAGCTGGAAAACAACATACAGACTTTTTTGCAAATAGAGTAACAAATTATAGTAAAGGTGTTCAAAATTGGGACGCAGCAGCATTATTTTAAGATATGGAAAACAACGCATTACAAGCAGATTATANNTATACAAATTGGGAAGCAGGTAAAAATTATCCAGAGTGGATGGATGAAATTTCTTTAGCAACAATTTCTAAAGGATATTTACTACCTGGAGAAGATGTTAAAAAAGCCTATAGACGAGTTGCAAACGCAGCTGCTATGAGACTTAAAAAACCAGAATTATCAAATAAATTTTTTAAACTATTTTGGAATGGTTGGTTAGGTTTAGCTTCTCCTGTGTTGTCAAATATGGGAACAGATCGTGGTTTACCAATTTCATGTTTTGGTATTGATACACCTGATTCTATACGTGGAATCGGTTTAACTAACGCAGAACTAATGAAATTAACCGCATCTGGCGGAGGTGTAGGTATTTCGTTATCTCGTATTAGAAAACGTGGAGAGTACATTTCAGGTAATGGTAAAAGTGAAGGTGTAGTACCTTGGGCTAAAATCTATGATTCAGCAATTATAGCTACAAATCAAGGAAATGTTAGACGAGGAGCAGCATCTGTGAACTTAGATATTAACCATGGAGATATAGACGAGTTTTTACAAATTCGTAGACCGAAGGGTGACCCAAATAGACAATGTTTAAATTTACATCAATGTGTAGTTGTAGATGATACTTTTATGCGTAGGTTAGAAGCAAGAGACCCTGAAGCATTAAATAGATGGGCTACTATTTTAAAAGCAAGAATGGAAACAGGAGAACCTTATATCATGTATAAGGATAATGTTAATAAAGATAACCCTATTGCTTATAGATTAAATAATTTAGATGTAACAATGACAAATATATGTTCTGAAATTACATTATTTACAGATGAAGAACATTCATTTATTTGTTGTTTATCATCTATGAATTTAGCTAAGTATGATGAATGGAAAGATACAGATTCAGTTGAATTAGCAACTTGGTTCCTAGATGGTGTAATGCAAGAATTTATTGATAAATCATCTGGTAGAGAATCATTAAAACGAACTAACGCACATGCTAGAAAAGGTCGTGCTTTAGGTTTAGGTGTAATGGGATGGCATTCATTTTTACAACAAAAAAGATTACCATTTAATTCAATTGCTTCTACAGCCCATACTCATAATATTTTTAATGATATTAGAGGTAAAGCAGAAAAAGCATCTATGGCTCTAGCTCAAGAATATGGTGAACCACTTTGGTGTAGGGGTACTGGTATGAGAAATACTCATTTGTTAGCAGTTGCACCTACTGTATCAAATTCAGTAATTACAGGTGGTATTTCAGCTGGGATTGAACCTATGCCTGCAAATATTTATACATTTAATGGTGCTAAAGGTACTTTTATTAGAAAAAATAAAGTATTACAAACATTATTACAAGAAAAAGGAGAAGATAAAGATAAATGGTGGGATCAAATGTTATCAGATGGAGGATCAGCTCAAAATCTACCAGATAATATATTAACTCCCGATGAAAAAGAATTATTTTTAACATTTCCTGAAATAAATCAGTTAGAACTTGTACGACAAGCTGCGATAAGACAACGATATATTGATCAAACTCAATCTTTGAATTTGTCATTTGATCCCAATGATTCGCCAAAATGGATAAATCAAGTACATATGGAGGCGTGGAAGCTTGGGATAAAAACATTATATTACTTAAGAACTGACAGTGTAATAAAGGGGGATCTTGGTTCAAGAATGGCAGATTGTATATCTTGTGATGGGTAAGCATATGTATCAATGTTATTCTTCATAGTTGTTAGTTATATTTTGTTTAACTAAAATCATATATTTTATGGAAATTTTAACTAAGATTGGCTCTTGGGCCAACAAACTGACTGAAATAGGAATTTCAGTTATTGCACTCGGAGTAGTACTTGAAGTATTATTTGGCGGAGTAGGTATCCCCTTTTGGAAAGATATATCTGTAGTGGATAATATTATGGGAATATTAGGTAATTTAGATGGCAAAGGTTTACTAGGATTAGTAGGTGCCTTTGTACTCATTCATATACTTAAAAAATAGTATAATAATTACCAAATTTTATAACAATGGGGGCCACTTTGGTCCCCTTTTTTATATTTATAACAAATATATAAATTAAGAATAACATGAAAAAATTATTACTTTGGTTATGCTTTGTACTACCATTTTTTAGTATAGCCCAAGAAACAGCCCCCGTAACCTTTAGGTTAGATACCAACACAATAGCCGAAAGCATTCCCAACCCAGATCAAATGAATGTATATATCCAAACCAGTGTTACTGGATGGACTGATATACCAATGGAAGATGTTGGTGGTAATGGAGTTTTCAGAAAAAATATTAATATAGGATACCCAACAGGAGAAAATATAGATGTATTCTATAGATTTAAAATTACATCTTTTGGTAATAATGGACTACCCTATACAGCATGGGAAGGAGGACCAAATGCAGACGAAAGTTGTTTATATGATACTCAACAAGGTGGGTTACCACCTGGAGGGATTGATGCTTTAAGAAAAGTAACAGTACCACAAGAATTAATAGATAACGGTACTTACGTAAATCCTTCAGGAGAATATAAATTAACTCACTGTTTTAATGTATGTGGTAATGCACCTTGCCCACCAGAACCTTGTGTGGGTGGTTTAACATCAACTAATGCTTATCAACAATGTGTAGAAAACACTCAAGCTTTAATAGTATTTGAATGGGAAACAGAATGTCAAGTAGAATCTGTATCTTATTCTAATGTAGAAGGAGCAGGTCCATTTGTATACGAAGTAGCTGAAGATGCAACTAATTTTGGGGTTTATGCAGGTAACGGACAAATGCCTCCTAATTGGAGTGTAGAACATCAATTAATAGT